CGGTAGAGCCACAAAATTGCCAGTATATTCACCAGCATCCGTCAAATATAACACATGTGACTGTTTATGTTGAGCAGGATCATCTGCTATTGAGTGATCGGTATAATCAACCGTAAACATATATTTGCCCAAATGAAACTCACCGTCTATTTTACAATACCAGGGACTTGAGCTAACTCTGTCTAAAGAAACCACACTATGATGATGGCTTAGACAATCCCATGGTTGAGCTAAATGATCTTCCATAGGCTTAGGCCACTCATGCAAAGGAACGTCTGCTATAAGAGCTTGTATAGGCATCCTGGCCCACATTGCTCCACCGTGTACGTTATCATTTGGATAACCCTCAAAATCGGTTTCGCATCCAGTAAAAACTACCTGGAAGGACAAAGATCTATCTGGAATCGTGTTTACTGCTATAACCAAAGCATGTAAATATTCACCATGACCATGTTGATGGTTGGTTGTAAATTCTTTTCGTACCCAGCATTTGAACTGCGGGATATTTGATATTAAATACGCCACCTTATTTAATACAAAATTTTATCTAGCTTTAGTTGGAAATTTTTTTGTTGGTTTCCTTTTCATGGCTCTAGCTAGAGACTTTGCTTTGCCACCACTTACTGGTGAAAATCCCGCTTGCAATTTAGCCAAAATAGATGCGGGCATTTTATCTATACCAGGATTAGCCTTTACTTCGGCCTTTGCAGCTCCGCCCATAGACATATATTTAGTGCCTTTTGCAGCTCCGCCCATAGACATATATTTAGTGCCTTTCATAGCACCGCCGCCTGCTTTATATTTCGTTCCTTTCATTTTTAACTCCTTCCAAACAATCCCATGTTTGAACTTTTTATTATCTTACCACCTTTTGCGGCAAAAGTTTTTACATTTGTTGGCTTACCACCAACGCCTTGTTTTTTAGCTCGTTTACGTTGAACTGCTGATTTTTTTTGTGATTCTGTCATGCTAACAGCTTTAGCAGCTGGCACGCATTTTGGATATTTGCGTTTAGATCCTTTGGTTTTAGATCTGCCGCATTTATTAAATCCTCCACCTTTTTTTGGAGATCCAATATCAACCCAATCTTCTTTAAACCACTTGGTTAAACTCATTATTAACTTCTGGGTACTTTAGTCTTTTTGCGTTTGCTTTGCATCATAGCGCCACAACCTCTGCCCTGGACCATCATCACTTCACCACCATTACGCATGAAACCCATTTTGTTTCTTACTTTAGTTGGTAACTTTTTAAGTCCTTTGTTGTCTGTTGGTATTGGTTTTAATTTACTCATTTCTCCACCTTCGGCAGCTTTTTTGGCACCTTTGTAACCACCACCGCGTTTTTTATATGTTTTTACTAACCAGGCATTTGCATAAGCACTCGGATACACGTCAAATTTACGTTTAGCCTCAGACTTAACCCTAGAGTACAAACTAGGATTTGTTACATTGCTTGGTGTTTTAGATTTTTTATCTGCCATTTAACACTTCCATCTACGTCTTGCTTGACGTATTCTTGAATTAGGATCGTTCCTGGTTTTTGCTGAACTCTTCTTTAATTGTCCTGCGGATCTTGCACAATAAGATTTACGTCTTTTTGCGGCCTTACTTCCTTTTTTAACTTTGCCTGTTACAGCTGTTTTAAGTTTAGATCCAGGATTCTTCTTACGATAAGCAGCAACACCCTTTTTGGTCATTCCCGCTCCACTTTTGGTAGAGCGGTAATTACCGCCTTTGCCTACTGTTTTAGCTATTGGTTTAGCTTTTTTTTTAGGCTTTGTTACCGCCATTCTTAATAGTTTTTATTAAGTACCAATATAATCGAGTAGCTATCGCCACTTGAATGGCTAGTCGTTGTAAAATCAATATCACCAGTAACGCCAGATCCAGCGTTATTAGGGATACCAGAAAATAGATCGTAATATTCATCACCCGTACTATCAGCAGGCAAACCAAGAAGCAGGACATTGGTAGACGCATCAAACTCTAATTTGACGCTCATTCCAACTGTTGCCCAATATATTCTTGCTACCGATACAGAAGTACAAGTTTGCCCTGCGCTATTTTTAGTAAGCGCAGAGACATCTACTTTTTTTACAGCCGACTCACCAGTGCCGTCAGACACATTGGTAAATTTTAAAATCGCGGTTTTCTCACCATCTTGAATGGTTTGTGAAGTTACTGCGTCAGCCATTTTTTACTCCTTAAAGTTCAGTTGAGCTAGTACGTTCTTTTAGAGCGTGTACATAGTCTATTGTCATAGTCTTTGCAGCTGCTGCTCCATTTTGAATACCAAAGCTAACTGTTAATTCTTCATCATCTGGTGCATTAGTGTTGACTACCGTGCCAGCTAATACATTGTTTTGATAAACATGAAACTTTTGATCTTTAGGATTATATAAATAACCAACAGTCATAAAAGTATCATCTGCAACAGCATTTGGTAGATCTAAAGTAGATTGCGTACCATTTTTTTCTACAACAAAAGTAATAGTTGTAGATCCGTCACTTTTAATAAAGAATACACCGTCTGAAACATCTAATGGTGTTGTATCGGTTATTTGTAAACCGCAAACAATGTCAGATTGAGTAGCGTCGCTTGTTTTAAACCTGGAGTAGAATCCAAGTTGTTTTCCAGCTTCATATTTAAAGCCTTCTTTTACAAGTTGTAAAAAGTCCAGATCATTGTCTCCAGCAGCGTTTGTTAGCAATAATAAACCGCCATCGCCATCTGCAAGAGCCTCAGTTGCTGAACCAGTGCCAGCTTCTGTAGTTGTAATAGTCCAATCCGAAGCTAGGTATGTATCAAAATCATTAAAGTAATCGTGATACTTGTGCTTGCTCGGTTGTTTTACGAGTCCTTCGGACCCAGTTGAACTGACGTTGGTGACGCCAGAGGTAAAATGCGTAGTCATAAACAGCCTCCTTTTAATGTGCCATTGCGAACACCATGTCCGCAACATTCATAAGTACAGTATCGATAATACCTTTTGGCTGTTATTTGTGCAACTAGGAACCTAGTTTATTAGATCTTGCAGCTGCGCAATAGTGTCAGCTGCATTTTTGTGGAGAATACCTATACCACCTGCATCGATCCAGGCGTTTATGTTTTTAGGCCTGTCGTCAATAAGTACAGAACCAGGTTTTGCATAGGCTGCTTTTTGCTCACCTTTGAAAGTACAGGTGATAACGACTCCTGGATCTACATGTTCTCTGATCCAGGTGGTTTTGTCTTGTGCTACTTTTTTTCTGTTCAGCTCGCCAGTACAAGTTAGGATCTCCCAGTAAATACCAGTATCTTTAATGCCGTCAATCAGATCTTGCATATCAATCATAGGCGGCAAATCTTTGAATAGGCCTTTATTACTAAGTGCAATCTTATTATCGTCATACAAGTTGTCAGTCAAAGGGCCATTCAAATACTTTGGCCCTTGAACGCCCTGGACGAAGTCAGCTAAGACTCCGTCCATGTCAACAAATATTCTATTTATTGGTATCATTATGCAATCCCATTTTTAACCAAGCACTCACCATAAATATGGTTGGCATAGCTGTTTAGTTTTATTTTAATCTCTTCTTGCTCGGCATCTTTTTTTGCCTTTTCTTCGGGATCCATCATGGTCACGTTTCTAATCTCAACCTTTACAAGTTTCTGACAGTGCATAATTGTTTTAGCCTCGCAGATCTTAGCTCTTTGAGCATCGGTCAACTTGTTAACGTCAACTTTGTTTTGGAAATGAGCAAGACTCTCTTTGGTGGCCCACTGAGGATCCATTCCAATAGTCTTGATATGTCCATCTTCGTTCTCATAAAGAACCTCAATACCGCTGTAAGTGCTCTTTTTCACAGCGCACCATTTGTCAGTCTTTGGATTTAAAGTCTGGTAACAAAGTCTGTCGCCTCTTTTAGTTGTCTCAATCCAGTATTTTCTCTTGGTTCTCAGTTTGTATCCCCAAGGATAATCCTCAACCACAACCGCGTTATCAGCTGAGTCTTTATTGTAAATTATATTCTCTATCACTACGCTACCCTCCCGTTTGTTTCGTGGCTTGGCCACATGCTTTGGTTGATGATCATATCAACCGTGTTTTTATCTAAGCCTTGATCAGTGTTCCAGGCATCAATCTTTGCTTGGTCCCAGTTCGCATGATTACCAGCGTTAAAATCAACCAATTCATGGTACCCACCTTCATAGTCGACCACAGCAACAGTGCCTGGCAAACTAATATCAGTCCCGTCGTACAACGCAACTCTTTTACCCTCTGCTTTTTTTATATCAGCAAAGTAATTTATTTTATTAACATCCATTACACAACCTCCTCTAATTTGTCACCCGTTTTTTCTTCATACATTTTTGCAGCCAAAGCCACTCTGTAATCAAACAAATAATCTTCATCAAACAATTTAGTTGCCTCAACTGTTCCTTCTCCGATTATTTCTTTGTTCGCTAAAGTTTTGAATAATTCAAAACCATTTAGTTTCCACACCTCTTCGGTGGTCTTTTTCAACACATCGTCATTAAGCATTTTGCCTCCGTTTTTGTTTTTAATTTCAATTCCCACATAACTAATATACTAAAATATGCAACTAATTGCAACTATTTACACATAATATATTGATTTATTTTAGGCAAAAAAAAGGGCCCTTTTGAGGCCCTTTGTTTGAAATACTTGAGTAATAAACGGTATTTCTAATCGTTCATTTATGCACCTTGAGATCCGTAAATTCCTCTCCAATCAGAGAAACCGAATGAATATCTCTCTCTCGCTTTATATCTGATATTGCCAGTAGAAAAGTCTGGTTCCATAGAAGTCTCCATTGGAGATCTTTGGAACATTTTTAGACCTTCGCCTGCACTATTTACAGATGTAAGGATGAAGAAAGCATCTGGATCAGTAAGATAATGGTTGACGCTATAGCCACCAGGTAAAACCCCAGTGTTTTTAATAGCGTTAATGTCATTATCAGCTGTACCAGATCTTTGCTGAGAGTTTAAGATTCTGTCAGCTACAAACACTAATTGTGGTGGTACCACAAGTTTGTCAGCTTGGACAGAAATAGTTAAACCTCTATCATCCGTGAAAGTTGAAATATCAATCAATGCGTCTTCTAATGAAGCCTCATTTAAGTCAGCCATAGTAGTAGCTCTGTTCGCAGCTGTTCCACCACCAGATAGTGTGTGGGCAGTGTTAATAAGTGATACTCCATCGCCTCCTGTGAAGCTAGATGAGAAAGCATTATTTAAAACATCAGCGCCTTTAACCTCTTTGGTGTTAGCCATAGATTTTGCTAATGCTTTGACGTATCTCTTCCCGAGACTGTCATATAAATTATCCTCTACTGCTTCTTCCGTTAAAGCAAACGCTAACGCAATCGTATCATGCGTGTAACGTGCGCTGTAACTTTCAGACGCGTTGTCAAATTGTACACCCTGTCCTTCGGACTTAAGTGGTGCAGAACCGAATCCAGTTACTAAAACCTCTTCTTCAAATGCTCTATTTGAATCCTCGATAACGAAAATATCTTCATATTCTCTCTCGTAGGAATCATAGGACATCCCAAAAAGTGCGTTTAGACCAGGCTCTAGCTCTTTCGCTAATTGTGCTCTTGAAATTGCCATTTGTTAGCCTCCTTATGCTAAACCAGCACTTTTTTGTCCACAGATATGATTCTGTATGACACAAAGTACGTTAGTATTTGATGATGAAACATCATCGTTTTCTGGATCCTGTGATATGTCTAACGCTTTCAAAGGCAGTGTAGCAGTGGTATTACCAGTGCTCACAGCAATTTCAGTGTTAGAAATCCCAGACGAGGTATCGCCAACTGGTGAACCATCAACGATTTCAAAGTTTCCAAACAAGTCGGCCACAGGCATTGCTGCGTCTCCTTGAATTTCAAAAACTACGTTGGGATCATCAACGACGCTTGCTATTATATCAGAAGCAGCGATGCTTCCAGGATAATAGTTTTTAAACACTTGTTCGCCAGATGTTGGATCAGTGTATTGAACACCGTTAAACACTCCGACAATTGGAACAGTACCAGAAGCTGCATGTCTACCAATTACACCGCCAGTTAGCTGTGTTACCAAGTCGCCTTGGAATATTGGTGTTGTTGCTCCACTAGCAATTCTATATCTGGATTGTCCACCAGAATAGGGTGCTCCGCTCATCATACGAACAGGTTTACATCCAAATGCGCTATCTTTATTAGCCATTTTTATATTCTCCTATTTTGATTACTTTTTTCCAAAAGTAACATTAGACTTTCTATCTGCATCATACTTAACGTACCTGCCATCTCTCCTAGATTCTGTAAACATATTATTGTCTAAAGCCTCTTTTTTAAGACGGGTTTGATCTTCGTAATAAGCATTACGTTCTTCTTTGGTTTCGGTAGGTATTTTTGCTAATAGTAAGCCTTCACTATAAACAAGACCAGCATGTCTTCCTTCGTCAGCTGTAGGGTAAGAAAA